AAAAAAGGTGGTGCTGTTAAATCAGCGTCAGCTCGTGCAGATGGTTGTGCAATCCGTGGAAAAACGAGGGCTTAATGCCGAACACAACAAATACTTATGCGTTTAATCCTGACCTCAACGAGATATTCGAAGAGGCGTTTGAACGCTGCGGCAAAGAATTACGAAGCGGCTATGACTTTAAAACCGCACGTCGTAGTTTGAATTTCTTGCTGGGCGAGTGGGCTAATCGCGGTATTAACTTGTGGACTATCGAGCAAGGCTCGGTTAACTTAGTGCAAGGACAGACTACTTATGATCTACCTAATAATACCGTTGATCTTCTGGAACATGTTATTCGCACTTCTTCCGGACAGGGTCCTAACCAAACTGATTTAACGATCACACGAATAAGCGTTTCGACGTACGCGACTATACCTAACAAGCTATCACAAGGTCGTCCAATTCAGGTGTGGATTAACCGCCAAAGCGGACAAACTACTGACTTGATAGGTGCAACTCCTCAGAACCCACAGATTAATGTATGGCCTGCACCTGATCAGGGTACATCGCAGAACCCATACTATGTGTTCTATTACTGGAGATTGAAGCGTATCGCTGATGCTGGCGAAGGTGTGAACGCAGTTAATATTCCGTTCCGCTTCCAGAACTGTATGGTTGCGGGGTTGTCGTACATGTTGTCGATGAAACTAAAAGACGTAGCACCTGATCGTATTTTAGCGCTTAAGGCGCAATATGATGAGGCATGGGACCTTGCGGCTAGTGAAGACCGCGAGAAAGCTGCTGATCGTCTAGTACCACGTGAGATGTACATTTAAGTATGGGCAATAGGTTTAGCTCCGGCAAGAACTCGATTGCGGAGTGTGATCGGTGTGGATTTCGTTTTAAGCTGACTGTATTAAAGAAGCTTACGATTAAGACTAAACAGGTCAGCATAAAAGTGTGCCCTACCTGTTGGGAACCAGACCAACCGCAGTTACAATTAGGTATGTACCCAGTGGATGATCCACAAGGTGTACGGGAGCCACGTCCAGATAACAGCTATTATCAGTCTGGATATACTGGCTTGCAGTTAACTGTTAACACAGATTTTGGCGAACCAGCTGGAGGTAGCCGAGTGTTCCAGTGGGGTTGGGGACCTGTTGGTGGGTCAAGTACTTTTGATGAAGTGTTGACACCAAACTACTTGGTATCAATAAGCGAAGTAGGAACCGTGACAATCACGACGACATAGGAGTTTGAAATGGATACAAAACAAGTTAAGAAGATCGCTGACAAAGAGATCAAAGGTCACGAGAAGCGCATGCACGGTGCCAAAAAAATGGCTAAAGGTGGTGTGACTTCTGAATCTATGGTTAAGATGGGTCGTAACATGGCTCGTGTAGCCAACCAAAAATCGGGCTAAATCATGGCTAAATTCTCACACAAAGTTGGCGGTAAAGAAATTGGTACCGCCGCTACATATGCGGAGCCACATACTATGACTGGTAAAAAAGTTACAGCTTCTGAAACTAACTTAAAAAATCTAGGTAAGTTAGATACGCTTAATCCTTCTATCGGTCAGATGAGTAAAGATGCTGGTAGTAAAGGCGTAAAGACTGATGGCGTTGAAACACGTGGTAATGGTGCAGCAACTAAAGGTCGTATTGCTAGAGGCCCAATGGGTTAAGAGGTAATCTGTGAACTATGCTCAGTTATATGTTGCGATTCAAAGTTACGTTCAGAACTACGATTCTGACTTCGTAAGTAATATCCCTACCTTCGTTCGGGAGGCGGAACGTCGCATCTATAATTCAGTGCAGCTTGCATATCTACGCAAAACTTTAGTAGGCTCGCTATCGACAGGGGTACAGTATCTAGCTACCCCATCAGATTTCTTATCAACGTATTCATTGTCGCTAGTTAAACAAGATGGTTCGTACGAGTTCTTGATAGACAAAGATATTACGTTCATGCGTCAAGCATTCCCAAACCCGAATGCTACTGGGCAACCAAAGTACTATGCATTGTTCGGACCGACTATATCTGGCGGGCAGCTAACTAATAGCTTGGCATATCAATTCGGACCTACTCCTGATTACCCATATCAACTAGAAGTTAACTATTACTACTATCCACCTTCAATCGTTGCAGGCGTGATAACTGCAGTAAATACTTTAGTTGGTGGGTCAGGATACACTAACGGTACTTGGTACGATGTAAACCTTACTGGCGGTGCAGGTGCATCTGCTACAGCTACTTTAACGATTGCTGGCGGTATTGTTACTAACTGCGTTATAGAAAGCGGCGGTTCACTATACATTGTGGGGGATACATTATCTTCGAATGATGTAGTGATAGGTAACGGTACTGGGTTTTCAATAACAGTACAAGCTATCAATAACTCTAGCGGTACATCATGGCTTGGTGATAGTTATGAACAAGTTTTGTTGTATGCATGTCTAGTCGAAGCGTACGGGTTCATGAAAGGTGAAACCGATATGATGACTTACTACATGCAGAAATATGATGATGGTATCCAACAGCTTAGACGTTTGGGTGATGGACTTGAACGTGGTGATGCATACCGTGATGGACAATTTAAGAGACCTGTTACGTCATAATGGCTATACAACAAACATTAACTACAAGTTTTAAACAGCAGATGCTGCAGGCAGGACAAAACCTTGCTACAGATACGCTGAAACTTGCTTTGTATACTGGCTTCGCAAATATAGGCCCCAGTACTACGGCGTATACTACGGAGAATGAGATAACAGGCTCTGGTTATACAGCAGGTGGAGTAACTCTTACTGGCGTGACTATTAACACGTCGACAAACGGTGTTGTATATGTGAACTTTAATAATGCAGTGTGGAATCCAGCAGTGTTAACTGCAGTACGTGGAGCACTCATATACAACACAACACGGAGCAATGCTTCTGTAGCTGTGCTGGACTTCGGTTCAGATAAAAGTTGTAGTAATTCTTTCACCGTCACTATGCCCGTTAACACGGCTACGACGGCTTTAATTCGTTTTTCTTAAGGAGTAATTATGCCTATCGCAAAATCTTCGATGGCGGAAAATATTCAAGCTAGCGTGGGTAAAACTGCGCATGGCGAGGAAATGACCGGCTTAGGTGGTGTATACACTATGACTTGCTATGACAAAGATGGCAAAGTTAAATGGGAAGATCAGTTTCATAACTTAGTTGTGAATCAAGGTCTACAAGATTTAAACACTAAATATTTTAAAGGCGTAGCCTATACCGCTGGTTGGTACTTAGGTTTAGTTGACGCAACTGGTGGTCCAACATACGCTGCAGGTAATACGTTAGCTTCCCACTCTTCTTGGACTGAAATTGCAGGTACAGGTTTTGGTGGTACTGTTTATACAGGTAATCGTAAGCTAGCTAGCTTCGGTACGGCTACTACAGCAAACCCATCAGTTATTGATAACTCAGCTTCTACTGCAGTTTTCAGTATTGCTGCCTCCGCTACTATTGCTGGTGCTTTCTTGTGTAACCAAGAAACAAGCAACACAGGAGTTTTGTTTTCTGCTGGTAACTTTACTGGTGGTTCTAAAACTGTAGCTTCAGGTGACACTGTTAACGTTACATATCAATTTTCCGCCGCTGCGGTTTAATGGAGGCATAAATGGCTACATATAAAAAAGGCGACGTTGTTACTGTTAATGCAGTTATTCCTTCTGGTCCAGTGCAATCTATTCGTATGGATGACGAAGGTACAGTTCAATACCTTATATCTTGGACAGATGCAGATGGTAATAACCAAACTCGCTGGATTGACGAAGATAACTTAACAGTAGTGTAAGGTAATGAATGTACGGGTTCTCCGCTTACTCGCAAGTTGCGTATTCGGCGCTGCCGACAACGGGCGGGGGCGGAGGTACCACGTATAATGTAACTGTACCTGAAGCAATAGATGTAACTGCTGATCAAGACGCAATTAAGTCAACGTCGCTAGTCGTATTCGAGGCTATCGATAACTTATACGAGAATACAAGCGCAGTAGCTACATTCAACGTAAGTCGAGCAGAGACTGTAAATGCTGCATCAACTGAAGTTGGCGGCTTAGTTGCGAATACAAGCATTGCGGAATCTATAAACGCCGCAAGTTCTCAGACTACAGTATTCAACGTACCAGTCAGTCTTGCTGAATCTATTACCGCATCTGATTCTCAAGATAGCGACGTATCTTTCACTGGCGTAATATCTGAAAACATAAACTGCTCCGCATCACAAAGTGCGATAGCCGATTTTGTTACGTCTATTTCTGAAGCGATTAATGTTAACGATGCTGAAGCTGGTGGGGCTTTAATTCTTTCCTCATTGGATGAGGCCATAAACGTTTCTAGTACTCAAAGCGCAGATCGGTCTACTTCCGGCTTTATATTTGAGTTCATTGATAATCTATACGATGTCACCGACGCTATTGCAAGCATGGGTGTGACAGTAGATGAATCTGTACAGCTCGCTAGTACCCCATCTGCTAATGCTATTTTCCCTGTATCTACTACCGAACAAATAAATTGTTCTGATGAGGTTAGTTCTGTTCGTAGTCAATTTAGCTCTATAGACGAGCAGATTAATGTATCTGATTTAGAATCAGCAGTCGCATTTAAAGTTGGCAGCGTAACTGAATCTATATCTGTAGATGCGATATCAACTACACAAGCGCTCATATCGTTACAAGTTACAGAGTCCGCAGATTGTGTAGATAGCGTTTCGGCGCTACGTGAGGTTTATGGTACTGCTAGTGAAAGCATAACTGCGCAAAGCAGCGTAGACGCAATCTTTAGTTATGTAAGCACTGTTTCTGAACAGGTTAATACGTTAGCGACCCCATCTGCTATTAACTTTACAAATGCAAGTGTTGCTGAACAAATAAATGCTTCAGATAACCAAACTATAGGTAAGAACAACTTTGTAACTCAAGCGGAAACAGTAAACTTAAGTGACTCTGAAGCAGCTGCTAGATTTGTAAGCGCTCTCGTTGAGCAATCAGTCGGGTTATCAGACGAGTACGAAACACAAAAAGCATTCCCTGTAAATATAGACGAGCTTATATTTGCGCAGGATATCCCTAATGCTATAGCGGATATGTACGTTACTGTTACCGACGGTATGACTGCGGTAGCTCAAGATGCATTTAATCAGACGTACACAGTACTATTACTTGCACAAATTAACGCCTCTGCTGCAGTATCAATTAGGAGTGCATGGGTAATAGATACAGGCTCTACACCATCTGGTAATTGGGGTCCTGAAGATGGTGGCGCTTCTACACCTACCGGCGGATGGGGTGCTGAGGGTGGAAGTGGATTTACAATGCCCACAGGTGGGTGGGGTCCTGTTACAACATAGGTGATATATGCCATTAATTACTAATGATCGAGTACGAGCTACAACTTCAGCACCGGGTACAGGTACAGCTACATTAACTGCTGTGACTGGCTATGATACGTTTGCGGCTGTAATGTCTATTGGGGACACGTGTTATTACACAATCGCAGATCAAACTGGTGCTAACTGGGAAGTGGGTTTAGGTACATACTCAAGTGCAAATACTTTGACCCGCACAACCGTATTTGAGTCTAGCAACGGAAACACGACTGTTAATTTTAATGCTGGTACACAAGACGTGTTTATTACATACCCAGCATTCCGTGCGGTGCATCAAGCAAGGTCGCTTGTATACCAAATGATATTTAATCTGTAAGAGGCTAATATGGCAAATCCTAATCTAGTTAACGTAGGTACAATTCGTGGTCAGACTGCGTATCTTATACCTTCTGCAACAACTGTTTCTACTGCATGGACTTTTGATGGTATTACATCACTACCGGGTTTAACCCCTGCTGTAAACACTGTCAACAAAGTTAATAGCATCATGGTTTCTAACGTGAGTGGTGCTGCAGCTACGATTACTGTTGCTATATCTAACAACGCTACGTACGCAAGTGGTACTCCATATTATTTGGCATTTCAAATTGCTGTGCCTGTGGGTGCTACTTTGATTATTGTGGATAAAACTACACCGTTGTATGTTACTGAGAACCAATCAGTTGGTGTCATAGTTGGTACTGCAAGCGCATTAAATATTGTTGCTACATTTGATGTATTAACTTAAAAGTTTCTGGGGTAACTATGGTCATGCGCTATCTGGGTGGTGTTAACTCCCCTTCATATAACCCACTCGCAGCTAACGTAACAACAGGCACTACTGTCATTCAAGATGGTGGTGTCTATACAGTTGCATCCGCCGCGCAAGCTAACGGACTTACACAATGGGTTGATGATCCGTACTTTAGTAGCACTGTTACGCTACTGCAAGCAGATAACTTTGCTAATGGTTCGCAGAACAACACATTCCAAGACTTATCACAAAACAACTTTACTGTTACTAGAGTAGGTAATGCTACACAAGGATCGTTTAACCCGTTAGCTATACCAAATGGGTATTGGAGCAATTTATTTGGTGGTACTACCGCTTATCTATCAACACCTTCCACCTCAGCTTTTTCTTTTGGTACTGGTAATTTTTCTTTTGAGGTTTTTGGGTATGCGCTAAATTGGCCTGCCATATGGAGATTTATAACTACACCTACTCCATTTGCAGTAAACGGAGATACTACTAGTGGGTTAGTAAAATTAGACTTAGGGTCTGGTGGGGTAAGTACAGGAATAGTGCTTCCGTTAAATACTTGGTTTCATTTTGTTGTAACGAGGCAGTCCGGTACTGTTCGTATATTTCTTGATGGTATTTTAAGATACACGGTATCCAACGCAACAAACTTTTCTGCTACAGGTGTTACATCTATTGGTGGTATTGCTAGTTTTTCACAAGCATGGTCTGGATATCTCTCTAACATGAGAGTAGTAAATGGTGGTGTCCCAACGTTATACCAAACTTCTAGTACGACGCTTAACACATTAGTTTTTACGCCACCAACAACTCCACTACTAACAACAAGTCAAGGAGCGCCGGGTACAAATACTTTTTTAACTTGTCAGAGTAATCGTTTTGTTGATAATGGTACTTCAGCTCTAGCAATAACTCCTGTAAATAACCCTACAACAGTTAGCTCTTCACCGTTTCGTGTAGGTAGTCCGGGGCAATACTCTGCTATACGGTGGGGTGGGTCTATGTCGTTTAACGGGACTACGCAGTATTTATCTCTTGCTGACAACAATGCATGGGATTTTGGTAGTGGTAACTTTACTGTCGAAGGGTGGTTTTTCACGAGTGTCTCAGCTAGCTATGGGTGTATGGTTGGACAGATTAGTAGTACTGCACAAGCAATTACTTCTTCATGGGGGTTATACCCATCAACAACTTCAGGGGTCCCTAATCTTATTTTCTCTTTGCAGGGTGTTGGTGTTTATACAGTAGCTGCCTCATCAGTAGCTACACCATTAAACGTATGGACACATCTTGCTGCGGTTAGAAATGGCGCTACTATAACTTTATATTTAAATGGTGTAAGTGTTGGAACGTCAAATGTTAGTACAACGGCATTAGTGCAGTCTGCTGCAACTTTAGCTGTTGGCAGAGCTGGAGATTATAACGGGGACTATTTTAATGGTCTGGCATCAAACATTCGCATAATTAAAGGCACTGCTTTATATACGTCAAACTTTACCCCGTCTACAGAACCATTAACAGCAATAACAAACACGCAATTACTAACATGTCAAGGTAGTGCTGTCGATTCAAGCACAAACAACTTTTCTATTACAAACGTAAATGCTGTTACAGCCTCTACATCAGGACCGTTCACAATACCGGGGTCTACTGGCTCGGCTTATTTTGACGGTACAGGTGATTATTTAACTCTAACAGGTTCAGCTAACCTTGCATTTGGTACAGGCGATTTTACAATTGAATGTTGGTTTTATTTGACTGCACTACCTGTTTCCCCTAGAGGTGCTTTTATATACGACTCTAGGCCCTCAGCAGATGGAGCATACCCTTGCATATTTGTTGCGCCAACAACTAATGTACTTACTTACTATGTAAGTACTGCGGCAAGAATAACTGGAACTACTGCACTAACAATAGGGCAGTGGAATTATGTTGTTGTGTCTCGTGTTTCTGGAACAACAAGAATGTTTTTAAATGGCGCACAACAAGGAAGTAACTATACCGACGCTACAAACTACTTAAACAGCGCAAGTAGACCTGTAATTGCTAATAACGGTTTAAACTTAGATGGGGCGTTAAATGGTTATATATCAAACCTACGAGCAATCAAAGGTTCTGGTGTTACTACTGCACCCATACCAACAACGCCACTAACTGCTATCACAAACACACAGCTTTTACTAAACGGAACTAATGCGGGTATTGTTGATTCATCTGCTAGATCAGTTAATGAAACTGTAGGTAATGCACAAGTTAGTACAGCAGTTAAAAAGTACGGTTCAGGGTCTATGTATTTTGATGGTACAGGCGATTGGTTATTAGTACCAAACAGCGTCGACTTAAACTTTGGTACAGGTGACTTCACTGTTGAATGTTGGGTAAATATCTCTAGCACATCGGCGATTAGACACCTTATTGGTAAAGGAACATCTACTACTGGGTGGGCTATTTATTTCAATACTACACCTGCTTTGTTTGTATTTGAATATGGTGGCGCAATTGCCTATACTAGTAACTCT